CTATCAAGTTCTGAATACGCCAAGACAACCGCTGCAAAGCGTGCTGGCATGAAGGCTGGTAAACAGTTTGTTAAGCAACCAAAATCCATTGCAAAGAAAACGGCAAAATACAGATGAAGAAAAAAGATTCTAGATTAACCCGTGCTGGTGTAACAGGCTATAACAAGCCTAAGCGCACACCCAACCATCCTAAGAAGTCGCACGTAGTTGTAGCCAAAGAAGGCACAACAGTAAAAACAATCCGCTTTGGACAGCAAGGCGTATCAGGTTCACCTAAGAAAGCAGGCGAGTCTGCATCCTATGCAGCACGCCGCAAGTCATTCAAAGCCCGCCATGCAAGAAACATTAGCAAGGGCAAACTAAGCGCAGCCTACTGGGCAGATAAGGTGAAGTGGTAATGGGAATCCTACTTAATGATTTAACGGACGAAGTACTTATTAACCTTGCAGGTTACACTCTGCAACAGGATAAGACTACTCACTTAACTTCAGATATTACTACTACAACATCTACAGTTGCAGCCCCTACTATCTTTAACATGGCGCAGAGCGAAGGCGCTGGTAAAGGTATCTATGAGATTGACGAAGAACTACTATGGGTAGATTCAGTAGACCGCATCTCTAACCAAGCAACTGCATCCCCTTATGGTCGTGGTTATGCTGGCACTACGGCAGCAACACATACCGCTGGCGCTAAGGTAACAATCTCTCCGACATTTCCACGCCACATTGTTAAGCGTGCTATTCAAGACACTATCCGTGCAATGGGTTCTAGTATCTTTGCAGTTAAGCAGACTACATTTACATACAGCACTGCTTCAGTTAATACATACAAAATTGATAACAAGAATATCCAAAACATTTTAGTTATGCACTGGCAGGATATTGGTCCATCTAGAGAGTGGATTCGTATTAAGCGTTGGGACTTTGACGCTTTCCCAGATACAGATACTTGGGGCGCAGGAGCGCAAACTGTGACTATTGGAGATGTTCTTCATTCTGGTCGCACAGTAAAGGTTGTTTACTCAACCAGCCCATCTACCCTATCTACATCATCTACAGATTCTTTTACTACACAGACAGGACTACCAGAGTCTTGCCGTGACATCGTAACCCTTGGTGCTGCATATCGTTTAATTTCATACCTTGACCCAGCCCGTACTGGTGCACAGTCACCACAGGCTGATGAGACAGATAACAAGCGTACCTTTGGTTCAGCAACTAACGCATATCGTCAACTATACGCACTGTATACACAGCGTCTTGCGGAAGAAACACAATCGCAGCAGCAGCAATATCCACCACGAGTTCACTTCAGCCGATAGGAAGATTGAATGACAACAAGAAAATACTCATCCCGTTCACAGCAAACAACTCTTACCGCTTCTCTTGGTGCTGCTGATACTACCGCTCTAGTTGTATCAGGTAGTGCGCTGCTTGGTGGTGTATCTGTATCTGCTGGTCAAACATACACAGTAGTTATTGACCCAGATACTGCACTCGAAGAAATTATAGATGTCACCGCAGTACCTGCCACAAATACCCTAACTATTGTTCGTGGTATTGAAACTGGTGGTACTGGTCAGGCTCACTCAGCAGGTGCTGTAGTTCGCCATATGGCAATTGGTCGTGACTTCCGCGAAGCCAATGAGCATATTGAAAATACAACTACTGCTCACGGGCTAACTATTGCTAACGTCCTAGAGACAACCGACACAAACATGATTACCACAACGATGCTCCAAGCATCTTCTGTGACTACTCCAAAGATTGCTGACCTCAATGTCACTACTGGCAAGTTAGCAGATGGTTCTGTTACTACTGCTAAGATTGCAGACTTAAATGTAACTACTGGAAAACTAGCAGACTCTGCTGTTACATCCGCCAAAATTGCAGATGGCACTATAGTCAATGCAGATATTAATTCAGCAGCAGCAATTGATAAAACAAAGATTGCTGGAACAGCGGTAACAGTTGCCGATACTGGCACAGTTACTAGCACAATGATTGAAAATGGCACAATCACTAACACAGATATCAATGCTTCTGCTGGTATTGCCTACAGTAAGTTGAGCCTGACTGGAAGTGTTACATCTTCAGATATTGCAGATGGAACTATTGTTAATGCTGACATTTCACCTACCGCTGGTATTGCGCTATCTAAGTTGGCAACTGACCCATTGGCTCGTGCTAACCACACAGGTACTCAGGCAGCATCTACTATCTCAGACTTTGATACACAGGTTCGTACTAATCGCCTAGACCAGATGGCTGCACCTAGTGCTGCAGTATCTCTAAATAGCCAGAAGGTTACTAACCTTGCTACTCCAACAGTGTCTACTGACGCTTCAACTAAGGGCTATGTAGATACACAGATTACTAACTTGATTGGTGCTGCACCTTCTACACTTGATACTCTTGCAGAAATCTCTGCTGCTATTAACTCAGACCCTAACCTTTATGCAACGCTAAACAACGGTAAGTTAAACCGTGATGGCACACAGGCTATGACTGGTGCCCTTCCAATGGGAACATTCAAGATTACTGGTATGGGTGACCCAACTAATGCTCAGGATGCTGCAACTAAGAACTATGTAGATACTGGTGCTGCCTCACAGGTTGCTGCTGCTGCAGCCAGCGCTACCGCTGCTGCTGCCTCTGCTGTAGCCGCTGACGCTTCTGCTACATCCGCATCTGGTTCTGCTACTAGCGCAACTGCTTCTGCATCAAGTGCTACATCATCAGCATCCTCTGCTACTGCTAGCGCATCTGCTGCAGCAACATCTGCAACTAACGCAGCCAACTCAGCAACTGCAGCATCTAACTCAGCAAGCACTGCTAGTACACAGGCTACTAACGCTGCTAACTCAGCATCGGCTGCAAGCACTTCTGAGACTAATGCTGCATCTAGCGCTTCGGCTGCATCTACTAGTGCAACTAATGCTGCTGCTTCACTCGACTCATTCGATGACCGCTACCTTGGTGCTAAGGCATCACCACCATCTACTGACAATGATGGCAATGCTTTGCTTACTGGTGCTTTGTACTGGAATACAAGTACAAACAAGATGTATGTCTGGTCAGGTTCTGCTTGGGCAGAAATCTCATCTAGTGCTGACATCATCTCCTACAAGTACACAGTAGCAGGTGGAGCAACTAGCGTATCTGGTGCTGATGATAATGGATTGACTCTAGCCTACACAGTAGGCAAGGAGCAGGTCTATATCAATGGTGTACTACAGGTACGAGGTTTTGACTATGTAGCAACTACTGGTTCTAGCATTACTGGTATCAGTGCAATGCTTGCTAATGATATTGTTACAGTCTTAGCCTTTACAGCCTTTGTAGTAGCAGACACCTACACACAGGCACAGGCTGATGCTAAGTTCTTCCAGACTGCTAATGCTTTCCTTGCTGGCAAGAATAAGATTATCAATGGTGACTTTGGCATTTGGCAACGCGGTACAAGTTTTGCTGCAATTTCAGGTGGTGCTTATTCAGCAGATAGATGGGTTCACGGTCAAGATGGTAGTGGAAACGTCACCATCTCTCAACAAACTTTTACTCCAGGAACTGCACCAGTTGCAGGATACGAAGGAACATATTTTTTAAGAGCCGCAGTTACTACAACAGGAACTGCTACTTATCTTGAGGAAACGCAAAGAATCGAAGATGTACGCACCTTTGCAGGGCAGACTGTAACTCTTTCATTTTGGGCAAAAGCAGACTCTGCTCGTTCTTCTATTGTTTATCCAGTTCAGGTATTTGGAACTGGTGGGAGTGGAGTAGTTGTTGTAGCAACACCAAGTATTACTTACTCAACAAGTTGGGCTCGTTATTCTTTCACATTTGGTATCCCAAGCGTTTCAGGTAAAACAATAGGTGCGGGTTCATACTTGGGATTTAATATCCGAACACCTCACGCAAGCGGTTCAACCCTTGATATCTGGGGAGTACAGGTTGAGGCAGGCTCAATTGCAACCCCCTTCCAGACTGCAAGCGGCGGCAGTATTCAAGGCGAATTGGCTATGTGCCAGAGGTATTACTTCCGCAGTACTGGTGGCGCGACATATTCAACCTATGGCGCAGGTTATGCAACCTTAACAACAGAAGCCGTTTTTGCAATTAAATTACCTGTAACAATGCGCGTGAAACCAACCGCTTTAGATTATGGAAACTTAGGCGCAGATTTTTACAATGTAAGCAATACGACTTTTACAAACTTGGTCTTAAACGCTACTGGTTCGGGTGTGGACTGGGCGCGTGTTATTGGAACTGTTGCATCAGGTTTAACGCAATATCGGGCCTATGACATAACCAATGCAAATAATACTGCTGGCTTTATTGGCTTTAGCGCAGAACTCTAGGAGATGACAATGGATAAAGTATCTTTTATTACCGATACGCAAGGTAACGAACACGCCATTATTGACCGAGGCAACGGAGAGTTTACTTCAATGCTGAAATCAACCTATGACGAACAGCAAGCAAACCAGAACAACCCAGTAGGGGGTAACTAATGACAAAGGCAAGAAGTAATGCAACCGCCAATGCAGCCAAAGGTGACTTAACCGTTGGCAATGGCACCAACCTATCTGGAGTCTTGGGAGTTGGGGCCAACGGAGAGACAATCGTAGCCGATGCTTCCACCGCAACAGGCTTGCGCTATACGGCGGGAACTGTTCAGGCTAATCCAATTATCAATTCATCTTTGCAGGTGTGGCAGCGTGGAACTTCTTTTACAAATGGCAATGGTACAAATATTTATGGTCCTGACAGATGGCATATATATTCAACTACAACAGGTCGAACTTGGTCAAGACAGGCTACAAACGACACAACCAATTTGCCTAATATTCAATATTGCGTACGCGCTCAAAGAAACTCAGGAGATGCTTTTGCCAATGTCGTTTATGTAACGACAGATTTAGAAACAGTTAATTCAATTCCTTTTGCTGGAAAAACTGTAACACTTTCTTTTTATGCTAGAGCAGGTGCCAACTACTCAGCAGCATCAAACATATTATCGGCTACTTTAGTTACTGGAACAGGTACAGACCAAAACTCATTGGTTGGTTTTACGAGTGTTACCAACGCTATTTCAGCCAGCGCAACCCTAACAACCACTTGGCAGCGGTTTACTTATACTGGAACTTTGACTTCAACTGCAACCCAAATAGGATTACAGATTGGTTACCTTCCAACTGGCACTGCTGGGGCTAACGATTGGTTTGAACTAACAGGTGTGCAGATAGACGTCGGCAGCGTGGCATTACCTTTCCGCACTAATGGTGGAACTATCCAAGGGGAGTTACAAGCCTGCCAGAGGTACTACCAACGCAAGGTAGGAAGTGTTGGTTACCAGCCTTATTCGTTAGGTTTTAATTACAGCACAACTCAAACAACTGCGATTATGCCTTTACCTGTAACAATGCGGGTAAGCCCAACAATGGGATTTAGTGCAGCAAATACTTTTGTTATTCAGCACACCAGTAATTTAACGACTGCAGCAACTATTGCGGGAGATAGATTTGCGCCTGATGTAGTTCAATTCTTTACAACAGTTGCTAGTGGTTTGACTGCTGGGCAGGCGGCGGCTGTATCGGTACAAAATGCACAAACAGGTTTTATCGAGATGATTGCGGAGTTATAAAATGACATTTCCTATTTATGAAGTGCAAGAAAATGGCGTTATCAAACGCACACAGGCAGACGGCACAGTTCACTGGATTCCAGCAGACCCAGCCAATAGCGACTATCAGGCTTACCTAAATCCTGACAAGGTGGAACATTTGACGGAGATTGTGCCACCAGTAGAGTAACAACTAAATACAACCACCTGAGTATGTGGATAAACTACTCACTAACTTTATAGTAAAAGGTTACCTTCTTGTAACCATTCTTGGCTTGGTCTACTTGTAGGTGTTCAATGTCTACTATTGTTTCTGGTTCAGCACCTTCTAGTTTTCGTACAAAAGCAGCAGTAGTCTTTGTATTTGCTTCTAATGCTTCTACACCTTGTATCAGTAAACAGTCTTGGCAGTCACACTCAGGTGTATCCCAGTCAACTTGCTTGTATTTTTCTTTCCATTTGGCTGATGGATAAACAATAGTTGAGTTACCCGCGTGAGCGATATCAAAGTTTGCAAAAACACCAGCCAAGGCACCGTATTGAATAATGCTTACGGAATCAGTCTTTCCGTCCGTATAACGAAAGCGATGTGGTTGAGTTGTCTTACACTTTTCAGTTGGCAGTAGTTTAATCCAGCCTTCGGCTTTGATTTTATCTTCAACAATTTTATCTAGTTTGTTCATACAAAAATCGTAGCACACAATAATGGAGGTTCGCTATGGCGGGTCGGGATATAACCGAGGGCAGAAGTACACGGTCTATTGCAGTAGATGTAGGCGTAGTTTCATCTACATCACTATGGCAGAACACTAACATTGCCTATGATGTGGCTATTGGTGGTATGCCATTTGTTTTGGCTACTAATAATGAGCGCCCTTATGGTCGCCGCACTGCTCCATTTAAGAAAGACCAGTTTGATTCTACTAACGAGCCAGGTGAACAGTCATTGACTGGTTGGTGGATTCGCAGCCAGACATCTTTTCATGGTGGTTCTGGTATTAACTTCTTTGACCCTGCAACTAACGATGAAAAAGGACACTATCGTTTTGCAGATAGCAAGGGATTAAATGTCTGGGAAAAAGGACAGGTAACACTGCTTAACTCCTGCACTCAGGGTCACAATACAACTGGAGTACTACGCAACACAGGAATCTTTCAGTCTAATCCACGCCCGTTTCAGTCAATGCGTTCTATTAAGTGGAACGGAACTGCTGGAGTACTCGTATGGGACGAGTATGATGTAGATAAGATTGATACTACTGGTGCAGTTACCCACTTTATTGACTACAATGCTGGCACTGATAGTCCTGTATATGCTATCTGTGATGATGGAAGTACTGCTTACTGGATTACTAATACAGCAACAAAGAAAACTGTATACAAAAAAGCATTGACATTAACTAGCGGTACTGCTGGTACTTTTATGTTTGATGAAATTGGTACTATTACTAATGCAACCATGGAGTATGTTAAAGACCGTATTGTTATGTGTGCTGATAACAAGGTCTATGAATTTGGTGCTTCTGCTGTTGCTATGCCTACTGCTGTCTATACACACCCAGTAACCAGCCATATCTACACATCAGTAACAGCATCAGGCCCAGCGATTTATATCGCTGGCTACAACGGTATCCAGTCTACTATCCAGAAGTTTACGCTTAATACATCTGGTGCTATGCCAACACTTACCTCTGCGGTAGTAGCAGCAGAACTTCCAGTGGGCGAAGTAGCCCACAAGATTTACTACTACCTTGGCTACATGGTCATAGGAACCAATAAGGGTATTCGTGTGGCTACAGTTAATGACCAAGATGGGTCTATTACTTATGGTCCATTGGTTGTAGAGACCAGCCAACCTTGCTATGACTTTGCAGCACGCGACCACTATGTGTGGTGTGCTACTGGAGTTAATGGTGAGCCAGGAGTTATTCGTATTGACCTATCAACAGAGATTGAACCGCTACGCTTTGCATGGGCAAATGATATTTACTTTGATGGGGTAACTGGTCATCAGACTACATCTTGTGCTTTTGCTAATGGAACTGACCAGTTGGCCTTTTGCACTACAGCAGTAGGTGCAACTACTGGCTATATTTACATGGAGTCAGCATCTACTTTACGCACTACTGGCTACCTAACTACAGGTAACATCCGTTATGGAACCCTTGAGCCTAAAAACTTTAAGAGACTGCTAGGCAGAGGTGACTTTACCTATGGTTCTATGACACTAGAAACAGTGGATTCAGATGGCACAGAGTATGACCACATCTCATATGATGCATCTATTCACCCAGTAGAGGTAACAACCTCTAACCCTGCTAATGCTCAAGAATATGTAGCCTATAAGTTTATTATGTACCGCGATGCTACTGACAATACTAAAGGTCCAGTTTTTAAGGGCTACCAGGCAAAGGCAACTATTGCTACACCACGACAAAGACTAATTGGTTTCTATGTCTACTGCTTTGATGAAGAGACAGACCGCTTTAATGTGCCACTTGGATACAAGGGCAGAGCATTTGATAGAATTCTTGCGCTTGAAAAGATTGAAGAAAGCGGAGATGTTATTACATGGCAAGACCTGAACACTGGCGAGAACCGTCAGGTTCAGATTGAAGGAATCAATTTAGTCAACACTACCCCGCCAAATAAAAATTCTAGTGGTTTTGGCGGCATATTAGAGATTGTGGTGAGAACAGTATAATGAATGCAAACGAATGGGCTGGTCTAGTCCTAACACTCCTATCTATCCTAGGAATATTTCTTGTTGGATTTAGATGGTTCATGCGTGTTGAAATTAGAAACATTGTTAAGGAAGAAATTAAATCAGTTAAGCACGAACTAACTAACAATGGTGGTTCTACAACTAAGGACAAGATTGATTACATCTACGAAAAGATGAAGAAAGATGTGTGATGATTCCATTAGCAAAGACGGCAGCACCTGCTGCCAAATCAGTACTGAGACAAGCAACAGCGCTGAAGCCCAAGCGGGCGAAAGCCAGCGATGGACTTCTGCCTTCGGCTGCGCATGTAAAGCAGAATCCTAACTCAGACCACAACTCAGGGTATGCAGTAGACCTTACCCATGACCCTGTATTTGGTATCAATTGCCATGAGGCATATGCCCACTTCAAGTTAGATAGACGAGTTAAGTATCTAATATTTAAGGGCAAGATTTGGTCAGCAGATAAAGGCGAACGCGGATACACAGGCTCTAACCCACACAATAAACACTTACATATTTCTATTAAAGAAAACTGCGGTGACGATACATCGCCTTGGTTTACATGGCTACCTAAGCCAACAGCCTTAAACAAGGCTAGGGCAAAGGTTAAACTACTACCGAAGAAAAAGGAAAATAAATGAAGAAGTATCTAACAGCAAAGCAAATCAAAGCACTTAAGTCTTATGCTCGTGCAGTTTTGGTCTCATTCCTAACTCTAGTTGCATCTACTGAGTTTGGTTTGGACCCACGTTTGTCTGTTCTTTTGGCTGCTATTGCTGGCCCAGGTGCTAAAGCACTAGATAAGACTGAAAAAGATTATGGATTAGGTACTAAATAGTACCGATTTAAGGGGCCTAGCAGCCCCATAGAGACAAGAAACCCCCAGCCTGGTAGTTTTCCTACCAGAACTGGGGGTCTTTTTGTTTTTATCTGGGCTTTTGATACTTAACTGGACCTCAATTGCGCAGACCCTTGAAGATAATTAGTTATATCTTCAACCTTAATAAGGTATCCCTTACTAGGGTTCGGAGGTATGTTGCAGGTAATTGCTCTTCCCCTAGCCGTTACTACCTGCTTAAGTACCTCCGTTGGTACCAGCAGAGTTGCCCCCTCCAGAACGAAAGCCCAATAACTTGCCTTCGTACTGGACAATCCTGACAAGTACCAATTCTCGTTGTTGTGTGACCAGCAAACTGTTTCTATGTATAGGTTGCCAGTATCCTTCCATTTCAAATCTGTCTTTACCTCTACTGTAGTACCACCAGTTAACAACTGTTGGACTAATTGTTCTCCTTCTTGACCTACTGCTAGGTCTAAGTCGAAGTCAGATAACTTGGCTGTACTCATGTATCTCCCATGCTAGACCGACTGGCTTAGGTACTATCTTTAGTTTCTTACGTAATTCTTGTCGTGTTCTTGGTGTAGTGCCTGCCCAGTATCCCTGCACACTATTTTCTAGTGAGTACTGTAAGCATTGCTGCCTGACTGGACATCCCGCGCAAATCCTTTTGAGTAGATTTAATTCTCTGTATCCTGGTTCGCTATCTTCTGCAAACCACATCTCTGTTTCTGTGCCTCGGCAGGCTGGAGTATCTGTCCATACTGGGTATGTCATAGATAATCTCCCATTACTCCACCTACTTTACCAAGAATTCTATTTAGTTTAGTTCCACAAATCTCACACTTGCCTTGTGCCATACGTCTACCTGAGTCACTTGTCTTAATAACTGAATCAACCATAGTTCTTTTTTCTTTACACTTAACGCAGTAAGCGTCTATTAAGTCTCCATCTTGGTAGTAGTTTCCATTGCTGGGTGTGTGATATTTACGCTCTACATATGACTCACATTGACAGCACCACATTTTGCTCCAAGTAGCATGGATAATTGGGTGCATATAGCAATGCCCAACTTCTTCGCATAGATTCATTAGAACTCGATACTCACATACCGACACACTAGGTCAAGGGTAAAGTAATACTTATTGATACAGATACCTAGTGAGAATCCTGGCACTCTGCCATATGAAACCCATGCATTACCTATTTTTTTACTTGTCATTTCTATCCTCCTTTGAAATTATCCAACAGATTCTGATTATCCTATTAACTATATGCACTACAAATGATGGTCCAAACCATGTACCATTTCCCGTAATGTTCCATGTTTTCTTGCTTATATACATACCAATACCAAAGAAAAATGGTGCTCTTTCTAGTTTAACTTTAATCACTTATCCTCCAGTTGAATAGAAACCAGGACCATTGAACTTAATACCTGGTGCTGACCATACACGCTGCATGGTTTCACCACAAGTAGGGCAGGCTGGTGGAATATTTTCATTTATTTCTAGTACTTCTGTGCAATATGCACACTTAAAATCAAATAGCGGCATTAGATATCATCCTCGTTCTTTGGGTAAGGGAGTGTGACCATTGAGCCACAGTTAGCGCACTCTCCATCAAGGAAATAAAAGCATAGTTCACCTTTGTCAAACGCAACAAGCGCATGAAATACATCCCCTCCACAAATGCAAACATCTCCAATAGGTTCTCCTCGCAAGTCCATAGCGTGTGAGTAATCCGTTGGATGTAGTAACTCTCTGACTGCTCTGGCTTCATTCTCATTCTCCTGATTCGTCATCATCTACCTCTGCTAAACTGTCTTCATCTATCTGTGGCTTATAGCCACCCAGATTTCTAATCAAAGAACTTATTGCTCGCTGCACTTTCATACGTGCACCATCTGGTGTAGTAGATAGTTCCTCTGCTAACTGTGTCCACTCGACATTCTCTGCTGAGTACTTAATCTGTAACACCTTTTGTTTTGCATCTGATAATCTGTAGTAGGCAGTGGCTATATCTGAGCGCAGTACTAACCAGTTATTGGTGTCTGAACTTTCACCCTTTGAGAACTTGTAGTTAAGGTCTTTGATAGCAACTGGAATCTCATATGATTCTGCAATGATGGATGGTAGGAAGGCTTCGATAACTGATGAGTCATAGTAATACAGGTCTAACAATTCGTAGCCAATCTTTCTTGCTTTCTCTCGTTCGCAATACTTAATTGCTGCATTGCGCAGCGACCTGGCTATCAACTTGTCTTTGTCTTTTTGTTCTAAGGCTGACCACTCTTTGTATTTTTGTGGATGAGAAACAAACCATAGCCACAGTACCTGCTGTATATCTAACTGTTCTGTAATCGGATACTTCCGATGATACTCAGCAGCAAGGGCTACTACCATTTGTTGGTACTCATCTACATACATTGTCTACTTAATGCCTTCCCATTGTCCTCTTTGCACCAATAGTCCAATTATTGCATAGTTGGCTAAGTCAATAAAGGTATCTTCAATACTTTCATAGTTGGGCGTGTCTTGTTGTTTGTAATACAAGTTCTCTAGCCGTGCCATCTTGTCGTGCATACGCACAAGCAGCCCGTTCATAGCACCACCTGGTGCCATGGCTATGTTAAGTGGGCCGTAGTCTTGGTGCTTACGCACCATGATGACACGGATTTCATTTAGAATACTTTCAAAGTCTTCAAGGTTTTTCATACTAACTCCTTCTTATGACATTGGCAGGTACAAGATTTCTTACCCTGTATGTGGTGAATAGGGCAGCATCTAGGAAGTGTCACGTTAACTCCTTTTCAATAGCCTTGATAGTGTCGCAAGGGTACATACCTCCGCTGTAATGACACTCACCACATACATTGGTGTATCCAAGAATATCTCTAGATGCTTGGCTTAAACCTTTGGCTGCATCTATTGGCTTATGCAATTCTACTACTGCACGAAGGGCAATAAATCCCCATTCATAAGGTCCATATTCAGCACCTTTAATGCACGCATCAAGGTCTTTGACTAATTCATCGTGTGTCATCTAAATGCTCCAAGTAAGATAATTGCTATTCCTGTTAAAATGGCACAAATAAATAAACCCAGTCCTAGTACGTCCTCTGGTGTCATTCCAAACCAACCCTTCATCCCAACTCCTTCTCAATAGCCTGAAAATCTCCACAAAATATACAACGCTCTTGTGGCTGGAAGTAGGCAAATATATGCCCTGAACTTACGCAAGTTCTATTATAGAAATCATTTGGTGTGGGACCATTATGCCTTTGTAAATACATATCAAAGGTTGGCACTAGGGATTTCATCAATTCATAATGTCCAAGGAATGTATTGCACTTATGGCAAAGCAATCCTCGCACACATTTACCGCAAGACTTATCGCTAGGGCAACAGGTATGGTCGTGGTCTACTGCTAATCGGCGCACTTGGTTTGTGCGTTTATCAACCATCACTTCCTCTTGTTTACATACAGCGCATACCCCACCTTGCTTTTCAAGCATACTGTTGTAGTCATCAATGGTAATACCAAAGCGTTGTTTGTAAACTGTAGACCTACGAGCATCAGGGTTGTTTGCGTGATGTTCCTTGCTGTATTGCCTACGCTTTTCTTTATTTTTTAACCGATACTGGCGTTGATATTCACGCTCTTTGTCTGTACTCATTTAAGTTCATCCATTATTTTCTGAATAGTTGGGCAGGGACCATCTGCTTCTGCACAGATAAGACAATCAAACTCTGATGTATGCAATTGCACTACTGCACGAAGAGCATTAAGGGATTGGTCATCAGCATAATAGTCTTGTTGTTTAGAATCTATCCTTGATAGCAATTCATCGTGTGTCATCTAAGACATCCTTTGCTCTCTTTTCAAAGTCTATCATTGCTTCTTGTACTAGTACTTCTTCTACTATTTTTTCTCCGTAGCCTGCTTCTGCTGATACTAGTACCGCTGCCAGCATAGTCAGCATCTTGTTGGCTTTATTATGGTCTGTTTGGTTAACAGTCCACACATCCCGCAGCGCATTAAGAATATCTAGCCCCTGTTTTTTAGAGATTGGTATACCCAAGTAGCGAGGGTGTTGTCTAATAAACTCCCATACTTCTTCTCCGTTATTCAGAAAGGCATTTTCGGATTCGTTCATTTATAAACTCCGCTCCTTCTAGCATTACTATGCTGTTAACATCATGCCCCTCTGGCATCTGAACTATATTTACATTACCCAACTCACGGCTAATCTTCTTGCCGAAATCTAAGCCAGGCGTATCTCCATCTGCTAACACAATTACTGTATCAAAATCATCAAGTATCTTGGAATAAAATGGCTTCCAGTTGTTAGCACCTGGAATACCTACTGCTGGATGTGGTGTCTTAACAGATACTGTAATGCAATCTATCTCACCTTCGGTGACACAGATATAATCTGATGCAGTCAGTACTGTCTGTGCATTGAACATGCTGGTCTTAGCACCAGGTATGCCCATATACTTTGGGTCTGCTCCGTTCATACTTCTGAATCGGATATCAACCACACCTGATGGTGTGATGTAAGGTATTGCTAGTCTTCCAATGTATTGTTCATGACCTGGAAGAGCGTCCTTGACTACCCCTAAATGAAATTGTTGCGCCTCTGCGACCGATAGATTGCGGGTTGCCAGATAGTCTGTTGCCAAATGTATTTGGCTTGCGTACTGGTGAGTCGCCTGCAAGAGAAATTGTCTCTGCGAATTTGACAGCCTCATGATAGTTACCTCCTTCCCTGTGCATAATTAAATCGTATACATCTCCACCAACTCCACATGCGTGGCACTTGAATCTGTTTTCTTCAAAGTTAATTCCTGCTGATGCATTGGAATCATGGTGAAAGGGGCACTTAATCTTTCGCCAGCCGTGCCCTTCTGCTGGTAATAATGCTCCTACATGTCTTAGATAATCTGCAACGCTATGTTTGTCCATTCATTGCCCTCTTTATCAGGTCAAGCCAAACCTTCGCAGGCATAGTGCAATACCATTCATCAACATTCTTAGTTCCTTTTTTCTTATGTAGTACTACGCCTGTCCAGCCTTGGTCGTTCTTCATTTCTACTTCTAGTTCTTTTAGCCAAGCACTTAGGTCTAGTTTAATGTGATTCTTAACTTCAATGGTTACTCCATTGACTCCTGCTATGTCACCTCTATCGAGGTGGCTGCCTGCAAGTCTGCGTTCTGCATATGGAAAACCATTTGCTTTAAGCCAGTTAACTGCTGGGATTTCTCCGCCTTGTGTACCCTTACGCTTGGCTGCACTACTCATTGGTAAGTCATTCCATCCTGTTGATACTTTGGTGTCACATCCTCTAAGTACATAGAGTCTGGGTTAAAGGAAAGGCTAACATAATTGTTGCCAGTTTGGTCTGCTTTTCCATAGCGATTCTTGACAGGGGCAACACATAAATATGTCTCGTCTCCCTGCTTCATTTGTCCAATGGTAAGAACCATTGCTGGAATCTGATTAACCAGACCTTGAATAGCATTACGTGGCTGGCACGGTGTACCTTCAAAGCCTTCCTTTGTGTGGTGCAGAACTAGAACTGCTGCGTTGGTATCGCGTGCTAGATACTTTAACTCTTTCATGACTGCTCGCATAGCACCGAACTCATCGTAGCCATCCATCGCTACATCCATTAAGTTGTCCACCACAATAAGTGTAGGACTCTTACCCCATACAGTTTCAAAGGCTGAGACTTCATCATCTAAGTCTTTGAGTGTAGGGCTAGATTCAAATGACCAGAACAGGTGGTTGTTTAGTTGTAGCAATTCATGCGACCTGGTTGGGTCGCGCTTTAACAACTGTTCTGCTGCTGTCTGTGTCATTCTTCCAGTCATGGCAATCAAGCGCATAGCCATCGTGTGTGCATTGGTATCTGCTGAAAAATAAAGTGTAGGGTGTTTGGTTTTTGCAGCAATAGCCAATGCAACTGATGACTTACCTGCACCTGGAGTGCCTGCAATTACAGTTACCTCTGCTCTACGCAGGATAATTCCTGCTCTTTCAAATGCAGCAAAGGCAGGTGGCAATGGTTCGCCACCCACCTCTGCTTTATTTATAGAGCGTCTAAGTGTTTTCACTTAATCTGTTCTGGAACAAAAGTGTTCCACTCTGGTGACTGAACCACAACATACTGGTTCTTGCACTTGTCAAAGGAACCCTTTGGTGCTGGGCAGAAGTAACCCTTGTAAGGTTTACCATCTTTACCCATACCTTGAATTGCTGTCATCTTACCGTGTGCACAAGCACGACCACCAAGTGTTGGAACTGGTGCTGGCTGCGCATATTCTTGGGCAGGAACTGGTGTTCCTGTTTCAATGATGTTGCCACCTAGTGCTGCGGCAACTGCTTGTGCTGACATAACTGGTTGTGCAACTGGTGCTGGTGTTGTACCACGCACTGCTGATTCTAGTTCTGTTGCTGCTGATGCAATAGCGTGCACTGATAGTGCAACGATATTGTCTAGTTCTTCTCCGCTTTCTGCGCGGACTGTAACAAGACTACCTGCTGGTGTCTTAACTGTGATACTGATGGGTGCTTCTGTACTAGGCACTATCTTCTCCTTGCTCAAATGGAGTAGCCAAACCCTTTTGGTCTCGCCACTTTCTTACTTTCATTGCAAATTGTACACCTTTCCATCCTTCTTGGATGTCAATCCATACTAATTTGCAAGTTCCTGTCCCTGCTGGGGCATGAATGATGATTGCTTTTTCTTTGTTGATATCGCCCCATGTGCCACGGCTTGCCGTAGCAACAGTATACGGCGAGCCGTTGGCGTAGATTGCCAACTGCATAGCAATGTTATTTGGGTGGTCAATACGACCTGTCTTCAAGTCTGCAACAAATCTTTCACCTTTGTATTCAACAATTCTATCTGGTGTGCCAGCGATTTTATACTTATCTAGCACTGTGAATTGCTCAATAAATAGATGCTTAAGAATGCTTGTTGCCTTCTGATAAGCAAGGATGTCTGGCATCCACTGCTCTGGTACTGCACCTAACTCTTGTCCTAAATCTAACTTTTCTGTAAGGGCGTGGATTGCTGTACCAATTGTTGCTGCTTTGCTAGCGCCTGCTACTTCCATTGCTTCTTCAATGTAAGCATTAACTAACTTATTGTTATCTGCTGCTACACCAATGGCTAGCAGTAAGTCTGGTCTACTTGTTAATCCGATTGCTGCCATCCGCATTTTCCATGCGGTCAATGCTGATGCATCATCAAGACTGTTGGCAATTGTAGTTGCTCTGGTATAAGCAACCGCTTTACCTCCACTTGGAGGGACGACTAGTGGTCGTCCATATCTATCTCTTTCTATTTCTGTTGGCATGTGTCCCCTTGTTTAGTTAGTGTCCCGTGTTCGCAGATGGCGGGACCACCCATCCCCAAGTCTAACAGATGGTCGAAATGAACAAAGTCCCACCTGTCAGATAGCGCATAATTGATGATGGTTACTCGCGTTCGATTCCATAAACTCTTACATCTGGGTCATTAACATCTAACTCGTAGCCGCTGACTTCGAGGTTGTCGTTAATGTAATCTTCAACTTCTTCAGGGGAAGAAGCATTGATGCCATTAACAGTAACTGTAATCTCTACAGTTGCTGACCAAGTTGTAGTGAGTTCATCTGAACCGATGTCCACGAGCAATGTATTCACGCTGTCGCGCTCAACATTTCCCTCGTCCCCACCATCTTCAAATACCTCTGTAAAGAAATCGTATACCTTTGCACGGGTGTATGCAAGTTTGCGATACGCTTCTTGTAGTTCTGTTTTATTTTCTTCTAGCCTGTTCTTTGTATAGATTTCAGACTTGATTAGTTCCTTCAATGATTCTTCAGTGAAGTTGTATGTAGTTCCGTCTACTGTTATTGGATTTAGGTACACGATTCTCCTTAGATTCCTACTAGTTCGAGTGCTCTTAGTTTAATGCCGTCATTACGTCCTGCTAGGGTCGCAATACTAGCATCTTTCTGGGAGTAATGGTCTGCGTATTCTACAACTGCTTGCCATAATCCGAACTCTGTTCCTCGGATATTCTCCTGTGTTGGGCTGTCTGTGTAGATAGCCATTGCCTTTGCTCGCGCATTGAGAGCGCGAGACTTAGCATTCTTCTCACCCTTGCTGAGTAGATGTGACGGAGCATTTTCAATTTTTGTAGGTAAACGCCATACACTCTTGAAAAATTCCGTTGCTTTCTTATTATCAACATCACGCTTCATAAGATGATTAGCCAAATTACTGTACTCTTCAACGTATGTATATGTTAGGTCAATGATGTTGCGTACATCTGATGGTAACAACAATGCGTTTTGGGTATGACGCAACGTGTATGTATGTGCTTTGTTCTTAGCACGGAAGACACGATTGATTTGGTTGTGGCAAAACAATCGCTCAATGATAGGACGGATAACCACTGATGATGAACCATCATGACTGGTCTTGGCTAGCAAGAAGGCAGCATGTGGGTCGCCTTGAATTTCCATTTCTTTTGGTATTGACATGAGCATCCATACTTTTGCACCACCATCGTACTCGCCTGCTGCTGCATAGCGGACATCACCTGAATCAATCATTCCGTCAAGGCAACTAAAGACTTCAGCATTCTGAATGACTTTATACTTGTTACCTACTACGCCAATGACTGACTCTTTGCCACCATCTTTCTTAACAACAGCCTGCTTTTTTGGTACATGCATGAACTGTTCTGTGTGCATATCAGATAGAGATACAGTCCAGTCAAGTCCTGCTTGTCTGGCTACCTCTGCTGCGCTGCTTGCTTCTACTGCTACGCCAGCCTTAATCCAGGCTGAGCGGTTCTTACTATCTACATTTGCTGTAGTCATGTGTTCCTTTCTTTACCATGAAGCCTGATACTCGAAGGACCATCCTTCAGGTACATCTTCAATTACTTTGGTTAGTATTGCAAGGGTATGCTTGATACCTTCAAGATACCACTCGTCATAATCTGTGCTGCCAAAGAAAAAGCCTGAGCCAGTTGGCAGTAGTTCGGCTGCTTTATCTGGGTCATCTATTACTTCTTGGCACAGAATCTTTAGGTCAACTAGTGATGAGTGTGGAACATAGATTGGATTACAGTTGTCTTCTCCATCTGCTAAGTTCTCAACGAACCAGTTATGGATAGCATTTACTTTACGCCAGTATCCAACTTGTAGTTGTACCCGTGCATAAGCAAAGTCTTCTTCTGGCATAGCCCAATCTGTAGCCCCCATAAGGGAGGCTAAGATTCCATAGTCAGCATTAGTCTTCTTGGTTAGTGTTCCGTTTTTGTTTTCAAACTCAACGGATGATATGCCTTTGTTGGCATAGAGATACATATCCAATCCCATGATTAGATACCCATCCCTGCCTTGACCTTTGGGTGTAGTTCAACTGTCATAGCCTTGAACGCACCTGCTGGCCAACCTGAATTGAATACACGATTCAATAACAATGCCAATGAATATGTTGGGCTAACTTCTTGTGCCTTTGATAGCACTTCTCTTGCCTTGCCAGCATCCTCGATTGAGTAAAGATTTGCAGCCAACACACTTGCAATCGGTGCAATGAACTCAGAAGGTACTGAGTTATAGAATGCTGTGAGGTAACGATTGACATCTTCAATGTCACGCTCAGATGGTAGACCTAATACAAAGTCACGCAACTGAACATCTTTCTGCATACCTGCTGCAACCTCTGCAATATGGTCTGAATCTGGCTCTTCACCTGAATCAAGTTGTGCATAGATAGCATCTGTTAGACGCTTGCGTTGTGCTTGTAGTTGTTTTTCTTTGCCATCCTCACCTAGTAGGATTGCGTAGTAGTTTTCGATTTCTTCTAGTGTTACTGTCATTTCTTTCTCCTTTGGTTTGTTGGTTAGGTGAGCAGTTTTTTGACTTACTCAGGTCGCGTAGCCGCGGTTGGATTTGCACCAACTTTCTTATCTTCGGCCCTGTTTAGTACCATCCATTGCTTCGCCAATGCGACCAAGCAACTGATGGTTTCTCGTAACGGTGTTGTATGTACTCCAGCCCCCGCTCAATCTGACGCGGGGCTGGGGTTGCAGGGTCAAGGTTAAGCAACTGTGGAATACCAAATGCAGAACTGTTTGGATTGTCTGCTGCTGGATTCCATGCTGATTCTTTACCCCACAATTTCATGAGAGCACGGTGCTCAGATGAGTTCCAATGTGGGTAAGCCATGTTCATGAACTGTTTTGCATACAGTTTCAGAGCACGCTTGGTCCAATGGAACTCGCTTATCTCTGTTGGTTTCTCTTTGGTATCGGCTTGCACTGGTGGCATGTGCCCTGGTAGCAGAGACCAGAATGCTAGCGACCATGCGGTAAGCAGTGTTAATAGTTTCTTCATCTAACAACCCATCTGTAGAGGATATAGAAAACTGTAATGAGGAATGCCCAGGACTGTAATGGTGTGAGAGGGAGGATTGATATTTCATTCATCGCCCCACATCCTGTCTGGTTCTTGGTAACCATCATCCTCTTCTTCTATCTCTTTGTCTAGTGCTATGTCATCTTCTAGTGGTGGTTCGTAGGACATTTACATTCCTTTCTTAGTATGCTACGGATTAATAAATATATAAGAACGATTGAATGCCACTCAATAATTGTCATGACTGTCCTTTCGGGCAGTCATCGTATGGGTGCTCATGGATTTCTGTATCTTCACAGGCACAGAATCCGAACTGTTCTACTTGTGTCTCATGAGTTAGTGTTGCTAACTCTGACCAGAATACTGGCTCAACTGCACGAGCCATAGCATCAAGGGTTTCTTGTAATGGTCTAGTCATTATCTTCCTCTTCTAGGTTACAGATTTCGCATGCTGTACCGCACTGACTACAGCATGCGTCTGGATTACTCATTTGCAAACTCCCCTCTGATTGCTCGTTCGTGCCATATCTTGTGTTGTTTGATTTCTTTTTTAGTTCGTGAGGTGTGCATACATCCTTCGAACTTATAGTATTGCCAGTACTTATGACCACTAGACTCCCAGCCTCTAGCATCTGGCATATCACAATGGTAGTTGTGCCAAATACTTAACTTGAACCTTACATTTAGTCCTGGTCTTCCAACCCAAGACCTTTTAGATTCTATATGGAAGTTCACTTGCTTTCCTCTTTTATGTACTGCTCTATTAATTCCCATAGTTCTATGAAGTTTTGTTTATCAATTGGTGTATCAAAATCCCATGAGTGTTCACGTAAGTAGTCACCTAAATCGTAATCAACTATTAGTGCTGACTTGTATGGGTGCAGGTCAATAAGGTTATACGTCTCCATGTCCTTCCTTCCAGGATTGAGCAAGGGCTACTGCTTTTTTATGTCCAAACCTTGATTGTTCTTCTGTCTCATAGCGTTCGCAGTATAGGTCCATCCAACTGCCTTGCTTGAATATCATGGTCTCATACCAGAGTTCTACTGGTCCACCAAAACTATGGTCCATTGATAGTTTGACTGTTGATACTAGATACTCACCAACAACTTCTTGTTCTATTAACTCTGCCATTATTCCTCCACATAGATTCTACCTGTTGCCATCATCTCTTCGAGGATGGCGTTGGCTGCTTTGAGGCTGAGGATTGCTTTGTCAATGGACTCGTTTAAGTCCGCTATTTCATTTACTGTGTGTGACATTTACTGCTCCTATCTTTGCCCATGCGCATAGTACGCAGTAGTTTCGGGGTGATGTTCTATTTACATCTACAAGAATATCCATTCCACAGTCGTGGCACTGGTGTGTTTGGAATCTTACTTTGTTGTCCATAGGTCTTCCTTTGCTATGTCTGGGTCATAGTAGAAATTTCTGGCTGTTCTATATCTATGTAGTGCACGGCGTAGATTTATATTCTCTTTATGCAATACAGCATTCTGTCTGATTGCTAGTGTAATAACTACAATACTTGTTCCCATTGCAATAAACAAGGCTAATAGGTCGCTGGATTCTAATAACATTTTGTTACCTTTCTTGGATAGATGGACTCGCTGTTGTCTGAACTTATACGGTTTCCCTGGGCAAAAAAATAGAGGCAGGTGAGATCCGAAGCCCCCACCTGCCTTCTAGATTATGCCTGTGTAACCGCTGTAAGTACTACCTGCTTGAGACCAGGCTTGCGGTCTTTGTTCTCAATGTTTGGGCGGCGGTCCCATCGAGTGTTACCGATGCCCTCTGCGTTGATGTATGCTGACTGGTCATCTAACCAGTTTAGTTCTCGTAGTTGAGCAATGACATTCTCGTCAAAGATAACTACTCGTGTTGAGTCAGAGCAAATCATGCGCCCTGTTGGTAGTTGCTCGTAGTCGTTGATTGTTGCTGTGTAGAAACCATTGCGGTCAACAACATTCTTGATTACGCTGTTCTTGAATGTAACTGTGTTCATTTGTTATTTCCTTTTCTGTTGGTAGTGTTGTTGTGCAGACCTGCTCCTGCACTTGTTCAGAGCAGGTCTGCTAGGGATTAGTTACAACTTGGACATACAGCGTGCTTGTTGCACACCATATTGCATTCTTGGCATACAGTCTCATGTGGGCCAATGTCCACAATCAACTCAAAGAAACGGTCAGATAGGTTCGTGGTTGGTTCCATGAATTCTTCCCGTGTATCCTCCCATGTTTGGGTAGCGTAGACAAAGTAAGGCTCTACTCTGGTAGTAGCCCCAACCCACTCATGGGCAGACGGCTCAGTCACAGCGTGCCATTGAGCACGATAGATAAGGTTGCCCTCATCTACCAGGTCATGGGCGATATTGCTTGCTCGGCTGTCCCGTAGGTCGGTACAGTCTGGGCATAGTTCCATCTGAATCATGCACTGGTAGCATGGGTTGGAGACAGTCAGTTCATCAGACATAGCATTCACTTCCTTTCTGTAGTTAGTATTTCTAACTACACAATCCACACCTCAGCACTGTCAAGCCCTGCTCTTTTCAAGGGCTTGATTGGGCTGATACAGCCAACCAGTTAGGCTAGCCAGTAGGATTTTGTTTTTAACTGGGCGCGGAATAGTTATTGTTATGGAGCGCCGTGGATAGTCTTCCAGCCAGCGCTCTCTGTAACAGTAACAGTTGAGCGGTAGCAAACAGTTCTGTGGGTCTAAATGACCCCAGACTGTTTAATTGTAGTTGAAAGTAGTAGAGTATCTCTGACAAAAATATTTCCGTACAACAGTATGCCCCTGCCACAGTACTGGTAATACTGCTCTGACCTGCGGTTATAGTTAATCTACTATATGTGATGTAAATCACCTGCCCAAAAGTGTTCGTTTTGGGTGTTTGAACGGATTAATATATAGTAGAGGTAATTTATTACCGATACTATAGCAAGGGCTTCAGGCCCTTGCGTACAGTCTGTATCTACTGACTGTGACAACAGGCTGTAGATACTGACTAACAGACTATTGCAGGCGGGTAAATACTGCCTGTGCAAAGGTGCTATAACCTCTTGGTAAGTTTACGGATTAAGAGTCTATAGCATCTATAGTTGCACCCGTCCCCTTGGGACTGGGTGCCTTTTTATGACCTACCTGGTACTGCTGGGTAGGTCCTCTATGCCTCTAGTGTAATGGCAGCACAACAGTCTCCAACACTGTTTGTCAAGGTTCGAGTCCTTGGGGGTATGCTAGGTAACCGCTATCGTTGATTAGTCAGCGTGGGTACCGACCCATGGGAAAGCCAGATAAGCCAATATGCGTCCGTCACAGTCTTGACGGTCTGGCACAAATTTAGGGACATAGATGACATTCAGCAAAAGCAACAACCCTCGTACTGAGGCTACTGCGGCGGCAAAGGCAAAAGTAATAGCCTTGGTTGCTGAGGGTATGAGTGCGCCTAAAGCGATGGGGCAGATTGGCTATAAAGCAGATACCCTGCGTATCTGGCTAAGCCGCGATAAAAAGTTTGCCCGTGACCTCGAAGAGGCTAAGGATGATGCTAAGAACAAATCCACTAAAGCCCTTGGGGTAGCAAAGGATGAAATCTCCTTCCCACAGTTTTCTGAGATTTTCCTGGACTCAAAGGTATTTCCGCACCATGCGGACTGGATTGACCTACTAGAGGGTCAGGACCCTTCTTGGCTTCATGAGTCTATGACCTATGAAAAGGGTGAGCCGAACCGATTACTGGTAAACGTGCCCCCAGAACACGCCAAGAGTACAGTTATCACAGTTAACTACTCTACCTACAGAATTGCCTTAAATCCGAATGTGCGAATCATTGTGGTGAGTAAGACCCTCTACAAGGCTAGAGAGTTTGTGTACTCAATTAAGCAGCGCCTATCCCACCCAAGATGGTTGAAACTACAAACCACCTATGGACCAGATGGGGGTTGGAAAGAAGATTCAGATACCTGGCGTGTAGATACTGTCTACTTGGGTGGCGATGCTCGCGACTCTAGCGAAAAGGACCCAACCCTTCAGGCACTGGGTATGGGTGGTCAGATTTACGGTGCCCGTGCTGACTTGATTATCTTGGATGACTGCATTACAACCGCTAACGCTCATGAGTATGAGAAGCAGATTGACTGGTTGCAAAAGGAAGTTATTACCCGTCTGGGTAAAAATGGTAAGTTACTAATCGTAGGGACACGAATTGCGGCGACTGATTTCTATAAAGAACTACGCGACCCGAAGTATTGGTCGGGCGGTAGGTGCCCTTTTACTTACATGGCTATGCCTGCTGTATTGGAGTATGGGGAGAAACCGCAAGACTGGGTAACCCTTTGGCCTGTATCTGACCGTCCTTGGGACGGAGATGAGGATACACCTGACGAGCATGGGCTATATCCCAAGTGGGATGGACAAACATTATTTAAGCGCAGAAGCGAAGTAACTGCTGGAACATGGGCTTTGGTCTACCAGCAGGAGGATGTCGCAGAAGATTCCATCTTCCCACCCGCGCTGGTTCAGTCGTGTATCAAGGGTTCCCGTAAGCGTGGTGTATTAAAACCAGGCGCGGTGGGACATCCGACCCATGTTCAGGGCTATACAGTAATTGGGTTTGACCCCGCTATGGGGCGAGGCCATGCTGCATTCGTAGCGATGACCTATAACCGAGTTGATGGAAAGATTTACGTGCTGGACTGCGAGAACATGGCAGACCCAACACCACAAAAAATTCGAGCGATGCTAGAAGAACTAACCATCAAGTATCGTCCCAATGAAATCCGTGTTGAGATTAACGCACACCAGAAAGCCTATGAGTTAGATGATGACTTACGCCAATGGCTAGCACAATACGGAACGACATTAAAACCTCACTTTACTCAAAAGAATAAGTGGGATGTAGGACACGGTGTTGCATCTATGTCAACAATGCTTGGCACTATGCGCGATGGAACCTTCCAAAAGAACAACCTGATTGAGTTTCCATCTACTGATGGCTCAGAGGGATTGAAAGCGTTAGTACAACAACTCATTACTTGGAAGCCAGACACCAGAGGTAAGACTGACTGCGTGATGGCTATGTGGTTTGCGTTCCTAAAGTGTCGTGAGTTTATGCAACAGACAACAACATTAAGTAAATACACACAGAACCGCTGGGCGACAAGAGCACAAATGTCCCAAAGAGGTACTGTCAATCTAGACCAACTCATGCAAGAGCAATGGGAAGAACAATACGGATAAGGAACCAACATGGCCAAAACAACAAAGCCTACTAAGCAGCAGATTGCACAGGCTAAGGCCCGTGCTGGTGGAAACAATCCAGTTAAAGTTACTAATGCTGGACTTAAAAAGTTAGGAAGTGCTGCTCTTATTGCAGCATCATTTACTCCAGCAGGTCGCGTTGCCAAGGTTGCTGCTACCGCAGCGAAGGCTACTAAAGCGGCTAAGGCTGCTAAGTCTTCACGCCAAGCAGGAGACTATGCCGTATCTGGAAGGTCTGCAAATAGAGTAATTCCAAATGTAGGACGAGCAGATGCTAAGTATCGTTATGGTAGAGATATGGATGTTAGCAAAAATCTAAAGATTAAAGATGCTGTATCTCCATCGGGAAAAACTACTCGTTCTGGTGGTGTACTACAAGTAACTAGACAAAATGACAGACTTGCTAATCCTCTTTCTAGAGCAGAAGCAAAAGCAAATGCTCGCGGTTTAAGAGCCGCTAACAAGAAAACAAATAAAGTTGGTTCTAAATCAGACAAAGAAATACGTTCAAGAACAAAAAGCGTAACACTTAACAAAGAAGAAACAGCAACATTGAATGATTATTACTATGGTCAGCCAGACATGGTTCAGGTTATGAGCCGTAGAACTCCTGTTAATGAAGCAAGTAGTGTTCGTAAGTTTAAGCCTACACCAAAGAAAAAAAGCGCAACACAACTAAGACCAAAGAAGAAGTAAGGAGTAGAGATGCCAGCACCATTAGCACCAGCAATAGTAGCAGCGATAGCCCGTGCTGCCGTCTCTAACGCAGCAAAGAAACGCCTTATGCAGGCAGCGGCAAAGAAGGTTACTGAAAAAGAAATTAAGTCTCTTATCAAGACTGAAATGAAAACAGGTGCACCTAAACTTGGTCGTGCTAATCGCAGACCAGATGTAGCAAATCCTCCTAAGCGTGTTGTATCACGTGAAGGAAGTACTGGAGTTCGAGCACCAAAGGTAGACCCTGCTAAAGAACTTTATAATCTTTATAAGAAGAAGCCTGATACCAAGACTGTAACTAAGTCAATGCAGAAGGACCGCGTTACTCCAGCAGATGTTCGAGCACTACGTGCAAAAGAACGTTCAGAAAGAGTATCGAAAGCGCTTAAGCCATTGCTACCTAGAGGGACTGCTGCAAAAGGTACAACAGTTGCTGGGCCTAAAAGAGGTCCAAGTGTTCAGGTTGCTAAACCATCTGCTGCAACTGAACGAGCAAAGGCTGCGCTACCTAAAGATAGAAAACTAGATGCTTCACGTAAGGCTGCCATGAAAGCAGCAGAGCAAGCACGTTCTAGAAAAACTCCAGCAGAACGAGATAAAGAATTACGTTTGCCTAATCTAGATAAACCATTAACTAATGAACTAAGTAATATTAAAAAAATTCTTGGTGAAATGACAAAAGAACAACGTGATGCATTTAAACAGTATGATGATATTGCAGATGCTTTTTTTAAAAAGCATGGTACTGGTGTTACTAATATAAGCAAAAAAGACGCAGCCGATATAGCAAAGAAAGCATCTGCTTATCTTGCAAAAAAGGGAATTAAATAATGCTAACTGATAAGCAAATCTTTGCCAGAGTTGAATCTCTGAAGGAGCGTGCAGTAGAGCGCGATGGTCGTCAGACAGACGTTATGCTAGTCCGTCAAGGAGAAATTGCTAGCGTATACCCTGACTTCTTTCCAGATGGTGTAGATGCAAACGTAGTTGCAAACTTTATTGACATTGTTGCACGTGACGTATCAGAGGTAATGGCACCACTGCCAGCGGTTAACTGTTCTGTAGTAAGCCAGGTTAAAGACCGTGCTCGTAAAGCAGCAGACAACCGTACCCGTATTGCTGCTAACTATTTTTACAATTCAGATTTACAAGTACAGATGTACACAGGTTCAGACTGGTACATCACATTTGGGTTTGTCCCGTTCATTATTGAATTGGACATGGAAGCAAAGTTGCCGCGTATTCGCGTAGAAAGTCCTGTCGGGGCGTATCCTGAATTTGACCGCTACGGACGCTGCGTTGCTTTTGCAAAGCGTTACTCTATGCCACTGTCAGAACTGATTGCTCAGTTCCCAGAGCATACTGATGCTTTGTTAGGTCGTGAAGGTTACGACCAGAACATGAATGCAAGGTTTGATATTGTTCGTTATTACGACAAGCATCAATCAATGATTTATGTTCCAGACCGTCAAAACCTAGTTATCTCTCGTGCCAAGAATCCTATTGGCAAGATGATGGTTGTAGTCGCTAAGCGACCTACAGTTGATGGTGAAATGCGTGGACAGTTTGATGATGTTCTAGGCATTCAGTTGCTTCGCAATCGTTTTGCATTACTTGCAATGGAAGCAGCAGAGAAGTCTGTTCAATCACCACTTATTGTTCCCGATGATGTTAATGAGTTCTCCTTTGGTGGAGACGGAATTATCCGTACTAAGAATCCTGCTGGTATCCGTAGAGTGGAACTTCCAGTTCCTGCTGGTGCATTTAATCAGCAACAAATACTACAAGCAGAATTACGCACAGGAACTCGTTACCCAGAATCTCGTACTGGTAATATTGATGCTTCAATTATTACTGGTCAAGGTGTGCAAGCACTTATGGGTGGATTCGATACACAGGTAAAGTCAGCACAAGCAATCTTTGCTTCTGCATTAAAGACAGTTATTTCACTGTGCTTTGAGGTGGACGAAGTTGTATTTGATGAAACTAAGTCTATTCGTGGTATTGATTCAGGTAGCCCATACGCAATTGAGTACAAGCCTTCTAAGGACATTAAGGGTGACTACTCAGCAGATGTACGTTATGGCATGTTGGCTGGGCTTAACCCAGCACAGGGACTTATCTTCATGCTACAAGCCCTTGGTGGCAAACTTATCTCAAAGGATTTAGCAATGCGTGAACTGCCATTTGGCGTAAACGTATCGCAAGAACAAGAAAAGATTGAAGTAGAAGAGATGCGCTCAGCGCTTATCGCTTCGCTTAATGCATCTGCGCAGGCAATCCCACAAATGATTGCTCAAGGCGGAGACCCAACTGTCATTGTTAAGAAGATGGCAGAAGTTATCCGTATGCGCCAGAAGGGCACTCAGATTGAGGACGCAATCAATGATGTGTTCGCTCCAGAATTACCACCTGCTGGGGAAGCACCTATGGTTGAGCAACCGTCCCCTGCTCCCGCCGCGTCTCCAGCAGGTGGCGCTCCTTCGCCACAAGGACTACAAAGTTTACTCTCCAGCCTAAGTATGGGTGGAGCGGCTAACGCATCGGCACGAACAGTTAATAGACGATAAAGAAGGTAGGGGACAATGACAACGCTTGCTGCCTTTCAAGGTGATGGCTGGTCTGTAATAGGTTGTGATTCAAGAGCATCTGATGAAGGTGGTCGTCCAATGACGATTGCTACTCATAAGATTATTGAAAACAATGGTTACTTAATTGCAGGTTCTGGTGCTAGCCGTGGTTCAAACATATTACAGTTTGGCTGGGTACCACCTAAACCAACTAAGTCGGAGAACTTAGATTTGTTTATGACGCAAAAGTTTATTCCTGCTATGCGTAAAACTTTCATTGATGCAGGTTATGACATGAAAGAAGACGGAGATGCAGCAGCGCAAGACTCAGATTTTATTATCAGCATTCGCGGAATCCTTTATCCTGTATTTCAAGATTACTCTTGGGACCGTGATAATCGCGGTATCTATTACGGTGGTAATGGTGGCGATGTTGCCGTTGGAGTTATGGAAGCATTACACATTGATAAAGCGAAAACTCCAGAGCAAGCGGAAAAAATAATCCGCAAGGCAATTGAGATTGCTTGTGTTTGGGATATTTATACCAGCCCACCAATTATAACTAAGATTCAGTACGCAAAATGAGTGAGAAGTTCAGGGAGAAGATAGAGCAAGCACTACGAGTTCTAGTAGAGGAAGACCCTGAAGGGTCTAACTACATCTGCGCTAACTGGTTAATTATTACAGAATGGGCAGACTACGATGGAAACCGCTACTTGCACACAGAGGTCTCACCAGAGATGACTCCTTGGAATGCATACGGCATGATGCGTATGGCTAAAGAATATAACAAAGAATCCTTTGGCGAGCCGCCAGCAGATGAAGATGATGAATTAATGGAAGATGAAGGAGATGAATAATGGCAGAACGCGGTGGATATCGTGCGCCTTCTAACCCAGCAGCAGTGTCAGGCCCTGGCGCTCTTTCTCAACGCACTGACGGGGGACCAACGCAAGGTGCTCAATACATTTCAGGACTTCCATATGGACAAGGTGGAGAAACCTACTCAAATCAAGTAGCAGCCCCAATGGCTGGAAACACTATGGGTTCTGCTGCAATGGGTGATTCAGGATTAGTTCAAATGGAAATGCCAACAGAATTGATGGCACCAACTAATCGCCCTAGCGAGCCTATTACTGCTGGTATTAATATTGGAGATGGCCCAGGTAGCGAGATTATTAATCGTCCTTCAACTAGAGAGCCTATCTCTGTAACTATGCGCAAGATTGCGCAGTTTGACCCAACTGGAGAAGCCGAACTTATTTATTCAACACTTGCTGAATATGGGTACTAATGGCACGCATTATCAATCCAGTTGTAGGTGAGACTAATCCAGCCGTTTACAATGCTGCGAAGAATGCTAACCTATCTTTTGAGCAAAAGGTTGCCGTTGAGCAACTTGCTTATACAGTAAAGAAGGCTAAAGAACTCCGTGCTCTAGATAACAAGAGGGCAAAGAATGAGTTTCAGTCATTGACTGAAGAAGCCCAAGCAAACATTAAGGCTCTTTACCCAACCGCAAAGTTTGTTCAAGAAGACCCTAACCTTTTAGACCGTGGATTAGGTGTACTAGGTAAGGTTGCTAAGGGATTAGCAAGCCCAATCATTGGACAGTTAAAGGTTGCAGTTGCTTATGGCAAGACATTAAACACTGGCTATGTTGCTGCTCGTCAAATCGAGCAGGGTGCAGACCCGTTTTCTAAGCAAACCTGGGACGATGCATACAATGGACGCGATGCTTGGGATAAAGGTGCTATTGCACGTGCTAAAGAAAAGCATGGTGCTGAGAATATTATTGTAGCCCAAGGATTACTATCTGGTAAAACTCCTGGCGAAATCATTGAAGCCTATGGAAAGCCAGACCCAAAGATTCTTGCCGCTATTACTAAAGCCTTTGATGATGAAAAAGGTTTTGCTGACATTATTTTTGACACTAAGGCTGCTGGTATCTCACCAGGTCGTGACATTTACCGCAAGGTATACACAGCCAACCAAGCAAATAGCGGTAATTTAACTACCCGTGTGCTAACTGGCAAGTATCAGACTGGTGTAACTGGAAGTATTGATGCTTTGTATCAGGTAGTTATTGACCCATTGACATTTGTTACTGGTGGTTTAACTAAAATTGGAACCTTTACTACTAAGGGTCAAAAAGTTGCAAACAATATTACCGAACAAGCAGCCAAGGGGAACTTTAAAGGTGCAATTAAAACAGCATTTGAAGACCCAAGCGTTAAGTCTTTGTGGGATGACCAAGTTGGCCCAGCAATTAAGAAGTTTGCTGAGGCACAAAAGGGTTCTATTGAAAAGTCAAATGCTTATCGTGAGTTAGTTCAGAACTATCCTGGATTCAACGACTTTAACATTACTAGTTTGCTTGCAAAGAAGAAAGTTTTTAACTCAGCAACTGCCCAAGAGTTCTTTGGTGAGATTGAGAATGTAAACATTCTACTTAATGGTCGTGTAGACGGCATTACTTTTATGCGTAATGGTGTTGCAACCGCACAATCTGAGCGTCATATCAGCATGGGCATTGGTAAAGTTGTAGATGCAATCATGAATCCTAGTGCTGCTAATGAAAGTACTAGAACTGGCTTAGCCAATCTACAGAATAAAGGCTTAGATGCTGTAAGCATTCTTAAGACTGCTGGTGAAGATATTGATAAGGGTATTAATGTCGCTGGTATTGGTCGCTTTGCAGATATTGATAAGGATATTAAGCGAGCACGCCGTATTGGTGAGATTATTGGTAAGCAGGCTTCACGAAATCCTGCTGGTTCACAGATTCTTCTTGGCGAAGATGCAGTTAAGACTGCTGAAAACTTCCGTCTTGTAGCACGACAGGTATTTACCCGTGATATTGCAGACTTTGTGACATTCCATTTCTTAGATTCACAGGCTGATGAGCAGGTTATTATGATTCGTAACCTGTATGCAGCAATTATGCACCGATATGGACTACATGGTACTGCCGAAGGCCGCAAGATTATGGAAGAAATCCTAAACAAGACTTTCAATAATCGTTCTGGTATGACTACTGTGTCTCGTACTGAAGTGCCAACAGAGTTTGTTGATGATATTAGTCAGCATGTACTACGTATTGAGAATGACTCTCCTATTCTTAATGCCCGTGGCATTGTGCAGCCTAGCCAGGTAGCAGAAGGTATTGGTGCTCTGCCGTATGAGTTAATTATTCAGACTGCTGCATCTACTCGCCGCAAGAACTCTATCCCTGCACTCTTTGATGGTGCTACACGCAACAAGTATGTTTCAGAGTTTGTTAACTTCTGGACTATCCTTACTCTTTTTCCACGTCTGGGTATTCGTTCTGCTATTGATGAAGCCTTTATGTATGCACTTAATGCACCACTTAATGACCTAATATCACTACGCAGAATCCGTGATGTTCAGGAGTTTAAGAATGTAGCCACAGCATTGACTGGTTCTAAGTCATCTGTTGGTCCTATTAAGCGTGGTATTAATAAGGCTTTCCGTAAGGGTGGAGCAGAAGAGAAACTCAGCATTGATGAGCGTATCGCGATTCCTGAGCAGATTGCTGCTGAGCGTGGTATTCCAATTGAAGAAGTAACACATCTAATGATTCGTGAAGAAACAGTTAGCCGTGTCTACTCAATGTTTGGTGTAGATGATTCAGTCAGCAGATTTAAGTGGCTGAAAGAAGCCTTTATTCACCATCCAGATACTATCAACTCAATGGCACAGTCTGTATCTGCACGAACATCCCTTGGCGGTAGATTCGATAAAGAGATTATTGATGCTATCTTTACACCATCTACGCTTTCTAAAGCGCTAGAAGATGTTGGAGTTAAGACTGGTCGTAAGTTCCGTGCATTATCAACAGAAGAACTGCGCCGTACTAATGATAAGTACTTAACTCTTGCACACTTTGATACTTGGTATCGCCAGTTTGCTGCTAATAAATACAGCCTAAAGGCTGGCGCAACAGTAGACCCAACAGTTGTATTCTTTGACAACAATGGATTAAAAACTGCGCAAGACTTTGCTGCTGCTAGAACAGATATGCTAAAGGCGCTAGGTGTAGATTACGACTATGTAACTCGTCAGTTTATTGTTAAGCGTGCAGCAGTTACCAAGGAGTTTAACTCTTTGTTTGGTGATTCCGTAAGTTTACGTCAGCGTGGTATTAATGATGCAGAGATTGCTCGTATTCACGTAGAGACAATGCTATTGGATATGCGTAACACATTCCATGGTGGTCCTAAGTCCTTTAACCAGGACCTATTTGATTTGATGGCTAAGTACCATGGCGACCTAGTTCGCTATGAGATGGAGTCTGGCAAGCAGATTGCTGGTAAATGGAGCAAGGTTGCTGGTCGTATTAAGTTTGAAGAGTTTGAAAAGGCTACTGTTGGTAAGCAGCCAACTGGAGAAATCAATACTTCTATTGAGTTCGAAGAGTTCTTGGATAAGGCTGACCTTGAGACTGCATGGGGCAAGTTTGGTAATGCAATCATGGAGCAGATGGACCGTCAGGTAAATGGTCTGTTCCGTCAGCCTGCAATTCTTACAACATATAGCCGCTATCGCGATGCCTATGAAGGGCTGCAACGTGAGTTGGCTGATAAGTTATATCAAGAAAGTGTTAAAGAGTTTCCTAAAGCAAACAAAGAAATACTACGCCAACAGGCAGAACTTGCTGCGTCAAAGCGCTATACAGAGATTGCAATGGATGAAGCATCCTATTCAATCCTAAAGTATGTAGATAACCCAGCAATTCGTTCTAACTTTGCTCTATCAACTCGAACAGTTGCACGTTTCTACCGTGCTACTGAGGACTTCTGGAGACGTTACTATCGCTTAAACCGCGAGAAGCCACTACAAGTTATCTATCGTATGCGCCTAGCGCATCAGGGATTGTCAGCCCGTGGTGAGGTAATGCAAGATGAAAATGGCGAGCCATACGTAGTGCTACCAACTGACACTATTATCAACACAGCAGTTGAACCAGTAGTGCGTAAGTTTACTGGTGGAGCATTTAAGGTTCCACAGTTTAATGATGTTACTCTTAAGTTGCGTTTGATTAACCCATCATTCTCTCCTGATGCTGGACAGCCATCACTATCTGGCCCAGTTGCAGCACTATCATTCCTTGGAATCAAGGGTATGTTGGGCTACATTCCAGGTAAGTTGGGCGAAAAGGCAACTAACTTTGCTAACCAGTATGACTCATGGGCGCTAGGTAACATTGGCGATAACATGGATTTGCGCAAAGCGCTTATGCCATTGTTCCTACAGAATCTAGAAACTATTAGCCGTGCTGGTACAGCAGGTGCTATTGATATAGATGAGATGAATCGTCAGGAAACTACTGCTGCATTCCAGGCTATTGCCTATCTACAGGCATTTGGTGGACCAGAAGTACAGTTGCCAGAAAATGCAACAGACGCTCAGAAGGTTGAATACCTAAAGACTGTTAAGATTGCGGCACATAATGTGCTAGCAGCACGTGCTTTCTTTGGAATGATTAGTCCTATCTCGCCTACATTGCGTGAGAGCAAGGGTGTTCCTGACTACATCAAGGCTACTGGCATTACTAATATGCGTGCAGAGTTTTACGATATCTTGGCTGGTATCTCTAAGACTGAAGGTGATTTCTTAACAGACCCTTATGAGTTGGCAGTTGCTACATTCGTGGGTAAAAACCCACGCAAGATTATCTACACAGTCTCTCGTAATGAGAAGTCTACAAAGATAGCCATTGGCAAGACTGACCAGATGTATAAGTGGGCTGCTAATAACCAGTCATTCTTAAAGACATACGGCGAAGCAGCCTATATCTTTGGACCACAGACTGGTGATTACACAGCAGATGCATACACTTGGCTAGAAGCACAAGGATTAATTAAACTGCCTGACCTTGAAAAGTATCTAGACAATGTATCTATTGCCACTGCTAAGCAGGCTTACTTTGATATCGAGCGTGAAGAGCGAGCACTGCTTGCTACTACTGCTGCTCCTGAAACCCGTAAGGGAATTATCAATCAGGCTACAGCACGCCGTAATGCATTAAAGGCTGGATATCCAGTACTACGTAAAGCCCTTGAAACAGGTGGCTTTGAAGTATCTACTGAAAAGGAAATCCTTTCTTCAATGGAGCAGGCTATCTCAGACCCAACAACTCCTATCTCAAGACAGGTTCGCAAGAACATGGGAACTGTAACCTCACTTATTCGTGAGTTTATATCCTTCTCAGAGGACCCAGAGAATAGAAAGATTTGGAACTTTACTGACCTCAAGCGTGCCAAGAAGGCACAAGTTGAGCAGATATTAAATGATTTAGTTCAACTAGACCCAGCAATCAGAGAGGCAAACCGAGCAGTGTTCGCACCAATCTTAGGTTTCTACTCCCGTGATACATATTCAATGGAGGTCCGATAATGTCATCACCAGATGTATTTGCCGCTAACACTGGCAAAGTTGGTAAGACTTCAGGTAAGAATCAAACCCGTCAGGATATGACTGAAGATTTTGGTGGCGGAGCAGCGCCTTATCAAGTAGTTAAAGAAGGCAACTCTTGGGTTCTTACTGGAACAGAAAATGCAAAAATCCCAGGACGTGTTTATCTTTACATTGACAATAATGGTGACTATGAAGTAATGAGTGCTGAGGCTGTTCAGCGCCGTTATATTCAAGATGCTCAGTCTGGCAAAGGTGTTGAGTATTTACGTCAACGCTTGTATAGCGCTGGTTATATGCAAAAGGCAGAGTTTGATACTAAGGATAGAATTGCTTTAGCCCGTGCTATTACAGAAGCGGCAAGCAATGTATCTGTTCAGACAGTTATGGATTTTCAAGATAGCGGAATCCTTATTGACCAGAGTTTTGATAAGTACCTTAATCTTGCAGTTGCTGCTAATCAGACTGGACCAAAGAGTGGTTCTGGATTAAACCTAACCAGTAAGATAGATACAGACCAAGATATTGATGATTACTTCTATTCAATGCTTGGGCGTAGAGCCACTGCTGCTGAAAAGACTGACTACTACAATGCAGTCAATAAGGAAGAAAAGGCTGCATTAGTTAAGCAGACTACTGGCAAAGACGGCAAGACAGTTACTGTTGGTGAATACCTAGATGCAGATGATTACTCTCGTATCAAGGCAAACATCATTAAGCCAGCAATCAAGGGAACTGACCTAGAAAAACTAGGAACAGGTAAGGGTGAAGTAGCAAGCAATGTTATGGAACTTAAGGAGTTTGCTGCATCTTATGGAATCAGACTAGATACAAAGCAAGCCCTTGATAAGGTAATGGGAGTATTTACTCCTAGTGGTAAGGCTGATATTGACTCAGCGAAAAATGGCATTAAGAGTATGGCTAAAGGTTTCTACGGAAACATCTCTAGCCTAATTGATGAGGGCGTTAAGCCATCTGATATCGCTAATCAGTATGCCTACTTCAAGGGTAGATTGCTTGGCTTGCCAGATAACACAATCAGTATTTTTGATGAGGATATTCAGGCAGCACTTGCTAACAAGGACGCTACAGGTGCACAGAAATCTGGAGTTATGAGTATTCGTGAATATGAAAAACTATTACGTACCAGCCCTAAGACAAAAGAACTATGGCTCAAGTCACCAGGTGCACGCGAAGAAGCATCAGGTTATGCCGTTGAGATTCTTCGCACGTTTGGATTGATGGCATAATGGCTAGAATCAGATTAGATAGAGACATGCCTGATGGTGGTGGATTTGCACAAACACCTATGGTTGATGAACAAACTAAGGCTGCTAATATGCGTGCAGCAAATGCCGCTGTGCCTGCTGCTAAAAAGGCTATAGCCAAAACTCCAGATGAGTTAATGATTGATAAAATTAATGCACAGATTACTAAGACTCAATCAAGTATTTCTAACTTAGAAAACATAGCAGCAGAGGTTGGTTCTATCAATCCTAAAGCCATGACTAAAATGGCTGGGGAAAGTAACACAGAGTTTAATGCCCGTGTTACTGCTGCATATAAAGCAGCACCGCAACCAACCTTAACCGAAGAGGAAAAGGCTGCTGGTTATATAGTTAAGTTTGTTCGTACTGGTGCAGCAGGTGAAGGTGAGTATCGCAAGATTGCTCCACTACGTTTTAGTGTACCAGCATCTGGTGGAACTCTAGGTGGCGGTAACGGCGGTAATGGTGGCAACAACGGTAATAATGGAAACAATAACACTCCACCGTCTTCCAACGCAACCCTTGTATCCACAGAGACAGATGACTATGGAAATGTAATTGGATTCTATTCTGACGGAACTCAAAAGACTCTTATTGCATCTGGCAACAAGTACAAGTCAACTGTAGATGTAGACGCTTACACACTTTTGGAAAGCACATTTAAAGACTTTGGGCTAGAAGAACTAGTGCCAGATATTAAGCGCTTTATGGAAGAAGGCTTGGGTTCTAACCAGGCAGCGGTAGAACTACGCAAGACTACTGCTTACATTACTCGTTTCCGTGGCAATGAGATTCGCCGTCAGGCTGGATTGAACGTAGTGTCAGAGGCTGAGTATCTAGAACTAGAGAATGATTACAATGAAACTCTTCGTGCCTATGGACTACAGGGTTACTTTGGCGTAGACCGCAAGGTTGCTCAGTCTAAAATGGCAGACATTATTGGTAACGATATTTCTGCTGATGAGTTTAATAAGAGAATTGACACAGTAGTAACTCGCGTTAATAACGCTGAGCCTACAATCAAGAACACTCTTAAAGCGTTTTATAACATTACTGATACTGACTTGGTTGGTTACTTCCTTAATCCAAAGGAAAGCCTACCTAAGTTACAGGAGAAGGTACTATCTGCTGAAATTGGTTCTGAAGCAATTCGACAGAATCTTCTTACAGATGCCGCAGGCGCTACAGCCCTTGCTCAGTTGGGTATTACCAAAGAGCAGGCTCGTCAAGGCTATCAAGGTATTGCAGAAGCATTACCTACTGCCCAGAAACTTGGTCAGATATATGGCGAAGAAGGTATCAACTATACGCAAGCAACAGCAGAGCAGGAAGTCTTTGGACAACTTGAATCTGCTAAGCGTAAGCGTATGAAACTAGCCGAAAAAGAAATCGGTTCCTTTAGTGGTTCATCTGGGTTAGCCCGTGGAGCACTAGGAAGCGGTAATAGCGGCGCATTCTAAATTCCCTAGACGGACCTACCAGCCCCGTCAGGTGTAAGAGTCTGGTAGTAGGAGCCAGCCAGTTTCCCCGAACTGCAACTGTGGCCTACGAACTAACTACTATAGAAGGGTGATGTTGCATGAGCAACGAAAACACATACTGGGAAAACGAAGACGATAATCTAGAGAACGAATTAAGTGGTTCTCATAACTCGCGGGGCGATGACGGTATCGCTAACTTGCGCAAAGCCAAGCGAGCAGATGAAAAGCGTATCAAGGAACTTGAAGAGCAACTAGCGAAGTTCTCTAAGGAATCCAATGAGCGTCTCGTTCGAGAAATCCTGGAAACAAAAGGAGTAAATACTAAGGCAGCCCGATTAGTCCTTAAGGACTTAGATGCTATCAGCGAAGAGGCAGTTACTAACTGGCTTGCTGAGAATGGCGATTTAATTGGGTTTGTGCCTGAGAAGGAAAAGCAGGTAGATAGCGCAGATATCTATGCTTTAAAGAAGCAGGATGACGCTACTCACTTTGCCGATGCTCCGACTTATTCTGATGACGTTGCACGGGCAATTGCCAATGCAGAGTCTGAGGAAGAGATTATGGCAATCATTAAAAATCTCGGTTAATTCGTAACCGACTACTCCAGAAAGGGGGCATCGCCAAATGGCAGATGTCTTTACCACTACAACCACTGGATTAGGAAGCAATCTTGTAACATTAGCCTACGATAAACTTATCGAGACTAATCTTCGTGTCCTTCCAAAGTTCCGCGAAATCGCGGACAAGAAGGTCGGCTCCCTAACACACGCGGGTTCTTCAATCCGTTTCCAGTTCAATACAGATATTGCTGATACTTCCGTTGCAGGTGCAACACTGTCTGAAACTGTTGACCCAGATTCAGTAGCACTACCAGCAACAACATACATTGACGTTCCACAACTAGACCTAGGTCGCTCAGTACTTCCAGTTAAGAAGATTAACTTGATGTCACTAGCAAACATTGACCCATGGGTTGCTAATGCAGTTGCTTTCAACATGACAAAGACACTCGACAACGCAGTTCTTGCGAAGTTGGATTCAGGTGCAAACATTGTTCGCGTTGCAGGTGGAACAGGCGCAGTATCAAACGTCTACGAAGGCGTTGGAACTGTTGCTGCTAAGAACACAATTGCAGCAGGAGACACAATGAAGTCTGCTGCAATCCGTACTGCTGTTACTAAGATGCGCTCCGCTGGAGTGCAGTACAAGGGTGCTGGAATGTTTGTTGCATACATCCACCCAGAAGTTTCTGTTGACCTACGTACAGAGACAGGTAACAACGTATGGCGTACTCCACATGAGTACCAGAATGCTGCGCCACTATACGGCGGAGAGACTGGCTCATGGGAAGGTGTCCGCTTCATTGAGACAGCGAACGCAACAAACTCACAGGCAGGCGCAGGCGCAGGAGCAGCACAGACACGTGTGTATCACACATACGTAGTTGGTGCACAGGCTCTTGCTGAGGCTGTCTGGAAGGAGCCAGGAATGGAAATTGGAAAGGTAGAAGACCGCTTCAACCGTTTCAATCCAGTCGGCTGGTACGGAATCATCAACTGGGCGCTTTACCGCACACCAGCATTGGTTCGTATCGAAACAGCGGCTTCAGGCCGTCCAACAGTCTAACAGTATTTAGACGGGTAGATAGGGGCGCACGTGCCCCTATCTATCAGTAAAAAGATTGGGAGAGATAATGGCTTATGTATTTACAACACCAACAATTCTAGAAGAGATGGAAGGTAGTTATCATCCATTGTTTTCTAGAATTAAAATTCCAAAGGGAATCAGTGTTCTAAAGAATGGCTCTGTTTATACAGAGGTTAGGTTTCCTTCACACGAAGAAGTACAAGAAGCCGATGTAGCCTACATTGGTGGCTACTCTTATGAAGTAGACGCAACAGAGAAAGCAGCCCTTGAGGCTGCTGGATACACGGTGGCAACAGTATGAGACACAGATTAGACCATCCAGAAGATGTTGAAGGTTGCTTTGGTTGCAAAGTAATTGGATTGCAATTAAGCCCAGGAGATGCATCATCTCAAAAGGCTATGAGCAATAAGAAATGGGACGGAGAATTGGATGCTTATCGTGCTGCTAGAGCACAAGGTATTCAACCAGAAGGTACAAGTATGGCTGCTGTGCAGCGTGCTGTTAATGCCTCTGAAGTAATGGGCAAGCCATATGATGCAAATGATATGACTAGCGCAAAGTTTATTAATAAAAAATCAGTAACAACACTTAACGAAGCGGGAGCAATATAATGCCAATGGTTGGAGACAAGAAGTTCCCATACACACCAGCAGGTAAGAAGGCAGCAAAGATGTATGCCAAGGCTGAAGGTATGGAAGAAAAGGCAATGACAATGGGTGCCAAGAAAAAGGCAGTCAAAAAGTCTGCCAAGAAGAAGGTAGCAAAGAAGGTTGCCAAGAAGACTGCAAAGCGTGGAATGTTTGGTGGCATGTAATGGCAATGGCAAAAAAGAAACCAATGGCTAAAGTTACAAAAGCGCCATCACGTAAAAATGTTATTCCACCAGATTACGATGTAATTATTCCTGGCATGGGATATACAAAGCCAACTAAGAAAGCACCACCAAAGAAGATTAAGAAGAAGTAATTGCCGATTAGAAAACCAGGCAGATGCTATTTATGTGGTAAAGCACATAACAAATGTAAGTGTTAAATAAAGGATAATAATGGCATACACGAAACCAGGCTTGAGGGAACGTTTGAAGAACCAGATTATGTCTGGCTCAAAAGGTGGCAAGCCTGGTCAGTGGTCTGCCCGTAAGGCTCAACTACTAGCACAGGCTTATAAGAAGTCTGGTGGTGGTTATTCAGGTTCTAAGACAAGTAAGCAAAAGTCTTTGTCTAAGTGGACTAAAGAAGAATGGGGTACTAAATCTGGTAAGCCAAGCACCCAAGGTGCTAAGGCTACTGGTGAACGGTACCTACCCAAGA